CCGCACGCCGACTGCCCCGGGCATCTGCGTGTACTCCTTCGCCCTCAAGCCGGAGGAGCACCAGCCCAGCGGCACGTGCAACTTCTCGCGTATCGACAAGGCCACGCTGCAGCTCACGGTGTCTGTCAACACGGTTCGCTCTGGCCGCACGGCTCAGGTCCGCGTGTACGCCGTCAACTACAACGTGCTCCGCGTCATGAGCGGCATGGGTGGCCTCGCGTACTCCAACTAAGCGTAAGACACAATATAAACCACAAACCAACTCAAAACAAATCCAAATGAAGGTGTGACTTACACCTTGATTGGGATTTGTAAGTATGTCGTTCGAAGGCGTTTCATATCGTATGGCCGACTGTTGGTTCAATACAGTACCCATGCCATCGGGACCCATTCGCTACCTGGAAATCGGAACTTTCTACGGTGCCAACCTCTTCTCAGTTGGGAGATCATATGCAGCTCATCCAGAGAGCAAGATGTACTGCATCGATCCCTGGATTGACTACTCCGACTATCCAGAGTACAAACATCGACAAGAAACAGTGTATGATACATTTATGCGAAACCTCGATACCAGTGGGCAGAAGGAGAAGATAACAGTCATTCGCGGCTTCTCTCACGTCGAGATCCCCAAGTTTGAGGATGACTTTTTCGACATTGTCTATATTGACGGCAACCATGAACCGGAGTATGTTCTCGAGGATGCTGTTCTCGCGTTCCGCAAACTCAAGGTCGGCGGGTACATGATCTTTGATGACTATGGTTGGGGAGGTCCCGATCTGACACAGAGAGGAATTGACGGATTCCTATCTGCTTACCATAAGCGGATCTCCAGCCCTATTTTCCATGATAACAGTCAGGTCTTCGTTAAAAGGATTCGCTAACCAGTATTGACATGCAGTAAATGAATTGGGTCCTGACACTCGTCGCAACCCAACCATACCCCATAGGAGTGAATGTTACGAACCCTCCTTATTTCAATGAATTATGTCGAACATTCTGTTCTTGAACAGTACATTTCCCATGTCCTTCCACATGTCCACTATGCATACGAACTCAAATCCACTAGAGTCCATCTGCTTCTTAAAGTCTTCCAATTGAACGACGTTCTCATATGTCTCGATCACAGAAACCTCGGTATATACGTATTGAGTTTTCGCAAGTGTTCTTGGTGCAGCAGCTAGTACGAGCGGTTCTGCACCTTGCATATCAAGCCACATCAAGTCGATTTTATCAATGTTCTTTGCCAATGACCACTCATCGAGATTGATAGTCTTGACGTTAATTTGAGTGTCGAATGTAATAGTCGGGTGAAACCAGAGATGATCCTTCGGTTTGAGTATAGATGATGATCCCCAGTCTTTTCCACTATTCTTGCTGACATAGAATGTAGCATCTCCAGTTTTATCGGATAGTGCATACGTCGATAACTCAACGTTACGCCTAGTAGCAACCCTTAGATGGGTCTCCTTATATAGACTCGGATCCGGCTCAAATGCGTATATCATACCATCCTTAAAGTTATCCGAAAACCACTCTGTATCAGATCCATCTGCTGAACCCGCCTCTACGATAACTGCGGTACGCGGTATGTTTGTTAGAATCCACTCTCTGATACCCATATAGCTTATTACTCATGAGTCATGTAAACATATTTATCAACGGGTTCTGGAATGGATTTGTTGAGAGAACCAACGGCGTACACTTTGGATTCTTCGAACACGTTCTATCCAATGCGTTGAAACGGAATATCGTCCTCACAACTTCTATTGAGAATGCCGATATCCTACTTGAGAGTTACTTCAGTCCGTCTGTTTTCAACTCAAGGCAATGGGTGTACAGCATCTTCTTCTCGGGGGAAGCGTCTATTCCATTACCTGAACATATTGGTCAGTATTCTCTTATCTTGGGTAACCATCCCCGCGTGAGCTGTCCTCTGTATCTGACATATGACTACTGCAAACCATGTGAGTATCCTACTGACATTACTATCGTTCCTTCAAAGAAGATATGTGCGATCATCTCATCTGGCGGCGAACCTACTCAGTTCCGCAATACCTTTATTGATGAATTGATGAAACGTGGGATACATGTTGACATGGGTGGAAAGCACAGGAACAATATTGGATACACTGTTCCCGGTTCGTATGATGAACAGCCTATATTGCAGTTTCAAAGTCAGTACCGTGTTGTCCTCGCACTCGAAAATACAGAGGCGGACCACTACATCACCGAGAAGGTGATCAACCCGCTTCGTGCAGGAACCATCCCGGTATATTATGGATCGAGACTGGTAACCAACTACATCAATCCATCCCGGTTCGTTCGCATTGATGCTAGCAATATTGACGCTGCGGTTTCAGAGATTCAGAGACTATGTGTCGACGACGAGTACTGGCTTCAAATGGCGAACCAGCCATGTTTTGTTAAGACGACCGACGAGTTCGTCGAAGAGGTGATTACGTCTACTCGTGCTGTATTGACGACAACCGATTACGGTGTTGAAATTATTGGTGATCTAACCCGAGAGCCGGAACGAACAGAGACAATTAGGCCGATCATGGATTTCTATGGAAAGACTCCATCGGTTACGTGCTACGGAGAGGATGCTACGTCTCATCCGCTCTTTGTCAAGTTTGACCATCGAAAGAAGATGAACGGAATCAGTCTGGCGATCAATCATCTAGTCCTGTTGGAGAAGTACGCGGCGTCAAATCGATATGTTGTCATCTTCGAAAGCGATGCCATACCGATGTATCCTATGGAGGTCATAGATACCGAGGTCCGAAAGGACATCGAAACTATGCGTGAGAAACGTATAGACTTTACATTCATTGGGTTTGGATGTTTCGGACCACTGTCAGATCAACAGAAACACCCTCATAAGAAACTTAGCGACACATTATGGTTACCTCCTAACCCAGAGTTTCCAAACGGATGTTCGAGATGCACCGAGGCATACATAGCATCTCCCAATGGTATTCGTGGATTTCTTAAGTGGTTCCATGCCGTTGTTAACATTGATGTTTTTGATTGGCCTTTCAATCCCACCTTTAGGCAAATCCCGTCGGTGTTAGGCTGTTGGAGAAGTCCAGAGTTGTTCAAACAAGGATCGCAGAGTGGATTATACCCAAGCCTTGTCCCCATTTAGTTCAACCCATTCGTACCCACAGTGTCCGGCAAAGTGAACAAAATAGTTCGAGGCAACAAACTGCGATATCGTTAACCCGGGATTATCAGCTGTTGCTACAGCGAGAATCGCATTGAACTCATTTGGAAGAGTTGCGACCATATCCTTCTTTTGGAATTCGTAGTTTATCGATGTTTGTTCGAAGTGAAAGCCGCGGGGGTGACCGATGTTTTTATGAGCGTAGTTCGAGAAGATAGATTCGCATAAAGCCTTGTGTGTAGGTTGAAAGATCATAAGGCCCGTGTTGAATACATGGGTGGTCTCAAGGTCGTATCCGCAGAGTTTATGATACTTGGTTGCCGAATATTCCCACCCGTTCTTACGTTGAACTGCAATGCGTCTTTCCGGTGTTGGTTGCGAATACTCGTCCACCATCCCGATCTTATCGCCTAGAATATGAAATGGTAGTGCTGGTGCCTGCGAGTGTATCAAAATATCTGCGTCTACGACTACTATATAATCATAAGACATTGACCATTCTTGTGAGCAAGCTAGAAGCTTATTAAATGAGATTGTGTCCGGATGCGTTAGTTCAGAAAGGTATGACGTTATAAGTCTAAAGTCATATCCGTGACGGTCAGCGTATGCCTTCTGGCTATTCATGAAGAGTCGCGTATACTCTTCGATATACTTATCGCCAATCGCGATCACACATAAGGCAACACGCATTTAGATAACAATCATTGATATGAGTAAATGAGTATCAGTGTATGTATTCCGACGATGCGTCGTTTCTCCTTCTTGAAGGAATCGATACCCAAGTATCTCGCAAATCCACACGTCACTGAGTTGGTGATCACTGATGAAACTGGTGAAGATTACGCTGCAATTACTGCTGCCTTCTCAGACCCGAAACTCAGAGTCTACCAGAACGAGCGACGCCTGGGTTCGGTTGAGAACAAGCAGCGTGCGGCTTCCTATGCAACGTCTGACTTTATTGCGATCATCGATAGCGATAACTTTGCAGACGTCCAATACTTTGAGGCGTTCAAACGTTATCTATCTACTCATGAAGTTGCGGAGACAACTGTATTCCTTCCAGCTGCAGCAAAGCCGAACTTCTACTATACGCAGTTTATCGGACGGACGCTGAACAAGCTGACGATCCGTCAGTATTGGCCGGAAATCGAAACATGTCTGAACACGATGAACATGATCATTTCCCGCCAATTCCTCGCGAAGTTTAACATCATGGCCGACAAGCCGATGTGTGATCGAACGAGTGGTGCATGGGATGCCCTGTACTTCTCTCTATACGCACTCTTTCACATGAATGCGACCCTCGTTGTTATTCCGGACATGGTATACGAACATCGCATCCACGACGGCTCGTGGTTCATGGAAACAGAGGGGAGGAGTAAACATGTGTATCAGAGCCTTATGAGGCGTTACTTACAGGTTGGAATCAGACATCTAATGTAAATGGA